CGAAAGAAGCGTTGAAAGCGGCGATGACAAGGAACGCCGAACTCGAAGAGCAGAACGAAAAGCTGAAGCTCACGGCGGCCCGGTTCAAGGATATGCGAGAGATGCTGCAAGCTCCGTTTGTGGCGAGAAAATCGGCGGCACAGGCAACGGCATGAAAGCGGAGTACTTAGAGAGCGCCGAATTTGAAACCGAACTTGAGGAAGTCGTGAAAATTATCATAAGGCGCTACAGGCCGAGGATCAATTATCGGCTTAAATCTAAAAACCAGAAGTGGAGGAAACATGGAAATCAACTGGCGCGATGAACCCAAGAGGATGCTCCGAAAAAGGGCTGCATGGGATGCCCTGAAGCGGACGGCGGCGCTCATCGGTGCGGCTCAACTCAAGCGCCCGCCGATCCTTCCGGCTGTTTAGAGGCATCGGCGCTGTGATCTTTTTGGGATGCTTGTTTGGAAAATAAGGAGGGCAAATGGAAGAAACGGCGAAAGAAAAGGCACAAAAAGACATTCTGTCATGGTGTCTCTTGCTGCCTGATAAGGCCATACCGAAGGTCACGAAGCGCGGCGTAAAGCCATCAATCTTTTCAGACCCGGATGACGCGGCAACATTTCAGGCCATGATAGACCTCTTCAACCGTGGCGAAGCGGTTGATCTTGTGACGGTAGCCAAGGAGCTTGATGGGAAGATGGAGTACCGAGCCCAAAAACTTGTCAAGCTCATCGACAGGCCGCTTTTCAAGGAAAGTTTGTATAGCAAGTTTTTGCGGAAAACCGTCAAAGTGTTGAGTCGGAGCGTCTTGAAGGACGCCATCGGGAAAGGTGCATGATGAATCCTACCATTATCGCTGTGAGGCCGATGATCTACTCCGAGGCCAAGGAGTGCGTCAACCAGATCAACGCCAACATGACGAACATACGGTCCCTCGTTCTGGACCTGTACGAGCGGAAGGGATGGGACGCTCTCGGTTACGAAAGCTGGCGGGAATGCGTGACGGCTGAGTTTAAGCAAAGCCAATCATATCTTTATTTTCAACTTGAAGCGGCGCAGACCGAGAGGAACATTTCTACAATTGTAGAAAAGACAGATTCAATCCCTGAATCGCAGCTCAGACCATTAGCAAAACTCCGCGACAATCCAGAAGCACAAAAAGAAGCATGGCAAAAAGCCGTTGAAACAGCGCCCGAAGGCAAGGTTACGGCGGCGCATGTGGCAAGAGTCGTTAAGGGTATGACGGAACCGGAAGAAATAAACGGCGTATCGCCCGCCACAGTCAAGAGGGCGGGGAAGTTTGCCGGGGCTGTCGATGAGGTTAAAACCCAAAACCCGGATTTAACCGACACGAAAAAAATCTATCAACTTGCCAAGGAGAAAACAAAAGGAATGGGCTCGGTTGCAAAAAAAACGATACCTGGACCTGGAAGCGCCATCCGTTTTGCGGAAATCGCAATATCACAGTTGGACAGAATCAGGGACGGTGACCCGGAAACGGAAGATGCTCTCTGCATGGTACAAGAGTGGATCGACAACAAAAGGAAACAAAGGAGCTGAAAATGCAAAAGATCATGGAAACAACGAATTACAAAATGTTCGAGCTACACGAAGTCAACAGGGATGTTAAGAAAATTGCGCGGATAAGAGATGCCATGATGAAATTCGGCTGGATATCAGCGTATCCCATCAACGTCACACAGAACGGAAGCGGAAAGTTGTTGATCAAGGACGGCCACCACAGGTTTGAGGCGGCAACAGAGCTTGGGCTGCCGATAAAGTACGTTGTCTGCCATGACGATGCAACAATTTATGACATTAATTTACCTACGACTCCGTGGTCGTTCAGGGACTATATGGTTTCATACGCAAGGTCAGGGCGTGTCGATTATCGAATCGTTCATGAATACTGTCGCAAAACAGGAATAGCCCCTAATCAGGCCGCATCCATGTTCTTCGGGCATACCGCTGGATCGCATAACGTCGATACCATATTTAAGCGCGGTGAATTCAAGATCAAAGATGCCGAGCACCCCAAAACCGTTGGCGAAATTGTATCCCACATGAAAAAACACGGCATTAAATGGGCCTCCGGTTCGCTGATGGTGCATACCATATCACGCATGGTCTGGGTCAAAGAGTTTTCGCCCGCTATTTTCAAACAAAAAATCAAGTCATTCTCGCACCTTGTTGAGAAACAACCCAACCTCGCAGGGTACGAGAGCATGATCGACCGCGTTTACAACTACAAATCTCAGTCCAAGATCCCCCTTGCATTTCTCGCAAGCGAAGCCGCAAAAGCCCGGAATGCGGTGCAGAAATGACCGACCAAAAACGAAATCAGAAGTGGAGGAAGTAATGAATCAAGCACTATGGCTTGAAGAAAGGAGGCGCGGCTTGGGAGGTAGTGATATAGCCGCCATCCTTGGCCTTTCCCCCTGGAAGAGCGCCTTCCAAGTCTATCAGGAGAAGCGCGGAGAGGTCGATGGCTTCAAGGGCAATGACCTCACCGATTGGGGAACGCGAATGGAACCCACCATCCGGCAATGGTACTCGGACACCACCGGACACCCGGTTCGAGTCCCTGACAAGATTCTTTACCACGCGAAACACCCTTTCATGCTGGCCTCGCTCGACGGCTTCACCGATGAGCCGAGAGGTGTCGAAATCAAGACCGCCCGGTCTGGAAAGGAATGGGGCGAACCGGGATCAGCGGAGATTCCTGACTATTATGCGCTCCAAGTCCAGCACTACATGGCCGTCACAGGCTTCCCCGTTTTCGATGTGCCTGTCTCAATCGCCGGAGCCTATCCGGTCATTTACGAAGTTCCGGCTGACATCGAATTGCAGGAGTTGATTATCGATGCCTGTGCTGATTTCTGGCAGCGGGTCATCGACGGCAACCCGCCAGAACCGACCACTTACGCCGATGCCGTCCAGCGATTCGGCAAATCAGAAGCTCAGGGCGTGATTGTTGCCGGCAGAGCGGATGTGCAAGCCGTTGAGGATCTGCGAGAGGTCAAAGCCAAGCTGGATCAACTCAAGGCCGAAGAGGAAGATCTGAAGGGCCGGATCATCATTGCTCTTGGCGACACCGGCGACACCCTGGCCGATGAGGCCGGAAGCCAACTCGTTACCTACCGGATGAGCAAGGGCCGGAAATCGTTCAACTCGGAATTATTCCAGACGGATCACCCGGATCTGTACGCCGAATATCTGATCGCCGGCGAAGGAGCCAGAAGGTTTTTGCTTAAATAATCATGCTACCACGCACAAAATCAGAATGGATGGAACATTTCAGAATGTGGGAAACAGGCCGCGTAACAGACCATGAAGGCGGCTGGAAACACAAGGAAAACCGCCACATGGATTTAACTTTTGACGAATACATAGGCATTGAATGCCCGGAGGGAGAATGAACATGGAAACGAAATCAGCAGCAATCTTTGACGCGCCCGTAGCGACTCAGCCGAAACAGACACAGGCGCTTGTGGACATCGAACAGCATCGTGCAATGGCAGAAGTTCAAAGCGCCATCGTGCTGGCGAAAAAGTTCCCCCGGAACCAGATCGAAGCAATGGACCGGATCTTGACCGCCTGCCAGCGCCCGGCATTGGCAGAGCAGGCCTTATATACCTATGCCAGAGGCGGCACGGACATATCCGGCCCCTCCATCCGCATGGCTGAAGCCATCGCCCAGAATTGGGGCAACATTCAATTCGGCGTAAAAGAGTTGGAACAGCGCAACGGTGAAAGCACGGTCCAGACCTACGCATGGGACATGGAAACCAACACGAAGCAGGAGAAAACCTTTCAGGTCAAGCATGAACGCTACACGAAGAAAGGCAAATATGCCCTGCAAGATCCCCGCGACATCTACGAAATGACCGCCAATCAGGGAGCGCGGCGGCTCCGGGCCTGCATCCTCGGAGTGATCCCCGGCGATGTCATCGAGGCCGCCGTGGCTCAGTGCGAATTGACCTTGAAAGCCAAAGCCGACACCGGCCCGGATGCCATCAAGAAAATGGTTGAACACTTCGAGGCATACAAGGTCACGAAGGAACAGATCGAAAAGCGCATCCAGCGCCGCCTTGATTCCATCACCCCCGCTCAGGTCGTGAGCCTCCGCAAGATTTACAACTCGCTCAAGGACGGCATGAGTTCGCCCGCTGACTGGTTCGAGATCGTCACCCCGGAAGAGAAAGATCCCGCCACAAGCCTCAAA